CTTTGCACCTTATCAGGTTGTTGTTAGGGGCGATATATCAATCAAGGATAACGATAACGCAAAAGCTGGCTGGTGTTATGTTACTGCTAACGGTTTATTTCAGTTTCGTTGGGTACAACCAATCGGATTTTCTCGGTGTCTGTATTGCAACTTTGGCCATAATATTTTTGTTTTAGCGGACCCTAACGTAAACCCTAAGCCAAATCTATGTCAGGCAACCTTTGTGTTTTCACCTCGTATTTCGGGGTTTAGATAATGTTTCCATTAGGAGTACTTGACAGTGTCAAAATTGGACTTTTTGCTGCACTTTTATTTTTGGCTGGCTATACTGGCTTTAGCTTGGAAGCTGCGCGATTCGATCGCTACAAGGCGAGCCAACAAGCCCTTACCCAAACGCTCCGAGAAGAACACCAAGCCGCCGCAGACCAAATAAGGAAAGAAAAAGATGCTCAAATTGCTGCTATCAATAACAGCCTCGCTGATGCTCTTGTGCAGCTGCGCAGCCGTCCCAGTCGCACCCAAGGCGCCGCAAATGGACAAGGTGGAACTGGGGCAACCCTTTCTGCCGAGGATGCAGAGTTTCTTACAAGGGAAGCTGCCAGAGCAGACATCATCCGCACAGGGCTCGACGCCTGCTACCAACAATACGACTCGCTAAGTAAGTAACCCTCAATTGCGCTATAATAGCGTAAAAAAGGAGAATACATGAATACAAAGCTATTTATAGCAATATGGTTATGTACGCTAATTATAATTCTACAGAGTTTCAAATTTGTACAAACAATGGAAACAGATATTATGGCCATTACAGAATCAACATTTAACTTTATTACAAACTTTGAAGGTAAAAGAAACAAAGCCTACAAAGACTCAAAAGGACTTTGGACTATCGGGGTGGGTCATCTCATCAAACCGGATGAAGAATTCCTAAAGACCTTAACCCTAACAGACCACGATGTAGAAGAGCTATTTAAACGCGATTTAAAGTGGTGTGACGAGGCCGTAAGTAGTTCTGTAAGGGCACACCTTAACCAGAACCAATACGACGCCCTATACAGCTTATGCTTCAATATAGGAGCAGACCATTTTAAACAGTCTGAAGTAGTTAAACACCTCAATCAAAATGACTATAACAATGCTGCAAACGCATTTATGAATTGGGTGACTCCAGTAGTGCTAAAACCGCGCCGTGAAAAAGAAAGAAAGCTGTTTTTAACCCCAATTTAGGGCGAAAACAGCTTGTTTTTTGCATTAGTAGATATAAGGGCTGATCACCTATTTAACCAATAACCTCGAGGAAATTATGGACGGATTCAAAAAGATTGTAAAGATGAAAACTGGTGGATTAGTTAAGACTCCAGTAACTGGCGATAAAAAAGCTGATGCCCCGTCTAAAGCTGCCGCAAAACCTGCGTTTGCTGGTAGTGATGTAGCTAAAGAAAAAAGCAAGCCATCCAGCCACAAAGATCCATATATTAAAAGCAAAGAATCTGGAAAAACTCCAGATGCGCCTAGCGCCGCTGTAAAAGGCCGTAAAGCTAAAGCTGAAGGCACTGTAGCAAAATTTAAATGCGGTGGTAATGTTAAAAAGATGCAAACTGGTGGTTCAAGCGGTGCATTAATTGGTGGTGCTTTAGGTGGTGGTTTGGCTGGTATGGCACAAGACCAAGAGCGCAAGAAGCGTATTGCTCAGTATTTAAGCCCAACACAACAAGCTCAATTGGCTCAACAACAAGCCACTGCAACAGCAGCACAACCACCAGTACCAAACCCAATGCCACAAGCTCCGGGTGGTGTAAGTCCAGCTGGCGCAATCCCAATGCAAAAGCGTGGTGGCAAAGCAGGTAAGTGCTAATATGTTTAAACGTGTTGTTAAGTATTGTTTAGAGTGCAATAGGACTTTACAGCTTAACAACACTCGAGATATAGAAAGAAAAAAGTTTTGTAGTAAAGTTTGCCGAGCAAAATTTAATGGCAAAAAATTAGATATGACTAAACTTTGGGATAAAAATAATACCCCAGAAATAAATGCCAAAAAAGGCCATAAACGCGAAAAACATTTTAAATGGATTGAAGACAGAAGTTTGTTGAAAAATAGGCCACGTCCAGAAAAAAATGAGTGGCGCAACGCAGTATTTACAAAAGATAAATTTACCTGCAAACAGTGTTTCAAAAATGGGGGCTTACTAGAAGCACATCACAAAGCTCCGTATAGTCTTTTTCCAAAGCTACGAGAAACAGTTGAAAACGGAATAACTTTATGCAAAACCTGCCACAAATTAACCCATAGAGCTTTTTCAGAGCTTTTTGGTGGTGTAAATAGCAAACACCACAAACAAGGAGAATATTTTGCCAGTAGTAAGTAAAGACCAACAAAAAGCAATGTACGCAGCCGCTGCAGGTAAATCTACGCTAGGCATACCTAAAAAAGTTGGAAAAGAGTTTGTAAAAGCCGGAAAAGCTAAGTCAAATCTTCCACAAAAAATAACTAAAAGGGCCGCTGGCCGAGGGCGCTAAATGGCGTATTCAAACACCACGGGCAACACCACAATTAATGTTGACCAGCTAATTTCCTATGCGTACCGTGATGCAGGTAAAACTGCAGAAGAGGTCACGCCCGAATACGTAGAAGCAGCCAAACAGGCTCTTTTTTATAATTTACAAAACTTATCTAACCGCGGTGTCAACCTTTGGCTCTTAGAAAACCAACTATACGGTGTTCTAACCCAGCAACAACAGCTAGTTCTTCCAAAAACAGTTATTGACGTTCGTGAAGCTAACTGGGTGTATGTACAGAACATTCAGGCTTCTGAGTATTTACCCGCGGACAATCCAGAATCCCCAGCAGCATTTGATTTAAGTCCAACATTATCTACACCAGCTTCTACACTGGGATACGCAAACTATTTTGGTTCTACTTATCAGCAATCACAAAGCGTATATTATGTTGGTTGGAATGCTTATGCTCCAAATACAACTCAAACCTATAATTTAGCATTTGAATACAGTGATGATGGAGTTAACTGGTTCTTAAAAGAACAGTTCCCAGCAATCACAATGTCTGACTATGAATGGCAGTACTACAATATTTCAACCACCGAGCCACATCTTTACTGGCGCCTGCGTGAGACTGTAGCGTCTAGCTATTCTATACGCCAAGTGGTGTTCTCCACTAGCCAACAAGTTATTCCATTAGCCCGCTTAAACCGCGATGATTACTGGAACCTTCCAAATAAACAGTTTCCATCTGTTCGTTCCCTACAGTATTGGTTTGATCGTACTATTGAGCCCTCAATGTATCTTTGGCCGGTCCCAAACAACCCATACCAAATGTTCCAACTAATTGTTGAAGTTCAAATGCAAGACGTTGGTACATTGACAAATCAAATCTATGTGCCCGACCGTTGGATAAACTCAATTCAGAAGAGTTTATCTCACGCTATGTCGTTACAACTTCCAGGTGTAGATATGCCACGTATTCAATACTTAGAAGGTCAAGCTGACAAAGCATTCTTACAAGCTAGTGAAGAAGAGCGCGATAAGTCACCAATCTATTTCCAACCCAACATCGCGTATTATACGAGATGAGTGCTTCTTTGTATTGGATTCGTCATAAAAACCACACTGACATGTTTAGTCAGGGGTATGTTGGTGTCTCTAAAAATACACAAGCTCGCTGGTTTAGGCATAGCAGATATTCAGATAATCAACACCTTAAAGCAGCTATTAAAAAATATGGCTGGGACAATTTAATTAAAGAAGTTGTTTTAATTGGTCAAGAAACATACTGTTACAATTTAGAATCAAAGATTAGGCCAACTAAGCAAATTGGCTGGAACATTGCTGAAGGCGGTGCAAAACCGCCAGCATCCCAGTATCGTGGAGACAATTACGTAAGCCCGTTAAAAGGCAAGAAAAAAGAAACTCCTTGGATGATTGGAAGAAAAGTATCTGACAAAGAAAAACAATTAGCTTCTGAACGTCGCAAAGTTAAAGTCAAATATCAAAATATTATTTACAACAGCTTTGAAGATTTAGCCAGCTACCTTGGAATTAAATATTCCACATTAACTAATAGGGTTTACAGAAATGCAGCTAAGTATGGATATGAGGTCTTAAAATGAGCGTAATAATGACGTACGATTCGCTGGTGTTAAACATCCAGCAATATATGGAGCGTAATGATCCAGATTTCATTGCGCAAATTCCTAACTTAATTGCTTTGGCAGAATCTTCAATTGCCGCTGAGTTAAAGACATTCTTACAATTAATTGTGGTGGAAACTAATCTTACATCAAACGTAGCAGTTTTAAATAAACCTGCTCGTTGGCGCAAAACTGTTTCAATGAAGATTAACGGACAGCCTGTGCTGTTGCGCAGTCAAGATTATATAGCGCAATACCAAGCAGAATCTCAACCAGGCACTCCACTTTATTACGCTGACTATGATTATAGCAATTGGAACTTTGCACCAGTGCCAAACCAAAGCTATCCTGTAGAAATTATCTACTACGCTGAAATTCAACCATTAGATACTTCTAACCAACAAAATTTGTGGACTTCGATTGCACCACAAGCTATGTTATACGGCGCTTTATTGCAAGCACAAGGCTATTTAAAAGCAATAGACAAATTGCCTGTTTGGAAAAGCTATTACACCGACGCACTTGCAGCACTCAAAAAAGAAGATAATTCACGTCGTATTGATCGCAATACAACGATTCAGGAACCATAATAGATGACCACACCAGTATACACCTCACCCTTTACAGGCACCGTTGTAACCCCAACGGATGTATCCTATCTTGCTCTCCCATTTAGTTCAAATCAAGCTCTCTTTTGGCCTTCAACTGTTAATGGTAGCCAAGTTGTTGCTGCCCGTATTATTGATTGCACCCCTTCTACTAGTGGTCTGTCTATCACTCTTCCTGAAGGTGATCAAGGAACACTAGGCGCTGATATTTTATTTCGCAATCTTGGCTCAAGTTCATTTGTAGTTGAAGATTTTTTAGGCGGCAATTCCGTAACTATTGGCGCTGGCGTATCTAAATACTTTTATCTCACCGATAATTCTACAACCGCAGGCACTTGGAACAATGTAACATTTGGAACTGGCACTTCTTCTGCAGATGCAGCCTCATTAGCTGGTGCTGGTTTAACTACTGTTAGTGGCCAACTA